ACATCGTTAAAGCAGAGCGGCCCCATTTTCAAAACAGCACAAACCGTTGTGGCAAGATTTTCCCGCTCCATAGTTTGCGTAGTGAGTGCAATTCCTCCTTTGGATTTGTTTTCTGCCATGTAGGGGATAACCAACATCCTCCATCCAGTTGGCTCTGGGAGTCTTTCTAAAACAGACTCAGGCAGCTTGGTCGGATCAAACACGCGCTCTTCTGGACTTACGAACGCATCTTTCAAACTGAGTGTCATCTACCTTCCTTGAAGTGTTGTGAGATTTCTAGTTCGACCAAGTTTAACGTGTGTATTTGACCTTGCAAGTTTCTGTAATGTTCTACATCTTTCAACAAACCATCCATCATGGTGTCGGAGATTTGTTTTTTTTGTTCAGCGATGAGCCGCCGAAGGCGTTCAGCCAAATCAACGTCATCCATCATTCAATATCGTAGAAGTTCAAACCCTTGGTTGCGGCACCGCCCCCGCGAACTGTTTTCTTGACGCGCTTAACGATACCGCCTTGACTCATGCCTTTAGCAGTTTTCATTGCTATGGCTACGGCTTGTTTTTGTGGACGCCCCTCTTTCTTCAGCATCTTGATGTTATCGCTAACGGCCTTCTGGCTTTTTCCTTTTTTTAATGGCACATGATACTCCTTAACTTTTTTTGGCTTTCGCCTTTTTTTTCGGCGCAGCCTTTTTCTTCGCTGCTGGTTTTTCTTCAACAATAGGTTCTGGTTCTGGCTCCGGCTCTGGCTCCGGCTCTGGAACCGCCTCTGAAGCAGGGGTAGCTACGCCGTCTGTTTCACCTAAAATTCGCGACATTTTTTCTGCTATCCGAGCATCACTCGCCATTTTTTTTGCTGCTTTCTCGATTTCAGCAGCCTCAAGCGCAGATCGCTCTGCCGCTCTTGCCAATCGCTTGGCTGCGCGCAAGGCTTCGATTGCCTCTTTCTTATAACTTATGCTCATTGCCTTCCTCCGCTACGTTGCTGGATCTCCATCAGTTTGAGATCTGCGTTTTGTTGTAATCTTCTCAGAGCGACATCTAACTTGTCGTCTGCTATAGACTTAGAATTGTCTATTCGTTGTTTAGCCAACTCTGCCTCAAGCAGTTTCTCTTGTGATCGCGCTTGCTGCTTACTTTCAAAATTTGCCTGATCGAGATCTATCTCTTTGTCTCGCAGTTCTAATTCTCTTTGTCTGATCGCAACAAGCGGATCCTCTTCATCGCCTTGTCCAATGCTTTGGAGCAAGTCGGAGGTTAGCTGTGCCAAGACGGGCGATGAGAACTGCTCAACAGTCATTTGCATTTCTTGATTCATCATTTGCGCTTGCTCTGGATCAATCTGCCCTTGCTCTGCCGCCATGTTGATCTGTTCCATCTGCTGCGACAGTTCTGGAGGTATTTGGTCTTGTGCCAACTCTGCGGACAAAAATTGTAGATGCTGCATGATATGCGCAAGAATGTTGCCTTGCAGAGCGGGATTAGTTTTCACCACCTCCGTCATGAACAATGCCCTGTGAGCTTCAACATGAGCGCGATGGTTTTGGGGTGCGAACGCGATCTGAGGCTGACCAACCAGTAAACCGCTGTTTTCGATTCCAGCATCTAAAGGTGACGGCGGTGGTGGCTCTTGAGGCGGTTGTATCAAACTCTCAACATCATCCACACCTAATGCCGAATACATACGGCGGTAAGCCTCATAGATACCTTGAGGGCCATGGATGTCAGGGTTGCTCTGAACCATCGTCAGCAATTCTTGAGCCATCGTTATCCGCTGACTTTGGCTGAAGATGTTTGGGTCAGATACTGGGATGATGTCTATTCGCGCATCAAAGTCTGCCACCTTGAAATCTTCCGCTCCCACTCCTGGGCGGTACGGATAAACTGGCGGTAAGTATTCTGCAAACACTTGCGCAAGCAGTTGAAACTCTAATTTTTGCGAGTGGTGCAGCCGTTTATGGATCGCACTCATTACCTTTGTGCCGCGCTCAAGCAGAGCGACGGTGGTGCCAACAGGCATCGCTTGGTTCATGTCGGCTACGTTCGTATCGGCTATCGCCGCAAAACGCTTGCCGCTCTCAACCAATGTACCCAAAAGAGTCATCAAAACCGTTGAAGGCTCTTTGATAGGCAAGGGAATGAGGTTTTCTTTGAGTGACGCCCCAGTGGTGTCTATATCTCTGAACTCACCGGGTTGAAGCGGTTCGTCTTCATCGCGGATTCTCATTCCTCTAGCTTTGAATCCTGCTGGTAAGTTCGCCAGAGTTCCAGCGTCTATAAGCTGCCGTAAAAGGCTGGTGCTGGCCTTTGCCAAACCCCCAATCATGTGACTCAATCCGAGCCCATAAAATCCTAAGCCCGGCAGAAATTTATACTGCACGAAATAATTTACTTTGCGCTTGAAGGGATCTTGTTCACGATAGTTCCGACGAATAGCCAACACTTGCCGTGAACTGTCATCTATAGTGACGATGTAAGGCAGTTTCAGACCAGTGGGTTGCCCATCTTCACCCAAATCCTCAAACCCTGGCAGATCCAAAACTGTGTGAACTTCGTAGATGAGATGGTCACGATCACTGTCGTAGCTTGGCGACATACCTTCTATTTCATCTATCTGTTCATCTATTTCGTCACGCTTGATGTACGCACCACCATCTTTGATGTCTACGTCTGCGTAAAAACCCGCTAATTGTTGTTTGCGAATCTCATTACGCGACATCGCTATTACTTGAGTGACACGCTCTGCTGTATGCAAGTCGCTTGACTCATAAGGAACGATTAGGTCTTGTGGCTCTACGAACGAAGAAACTGCTGATCGCGTCACAGTGTCGAAGTGAACTTTCTTGAATGCAGATCCGGCAAGCGGTAAGTAGAACAGCAACATATCTAATTCATCGCTGTAACCCGGGATTTCATTCATGATGTAATAATTCATGAATTCTTGAACGCGATCTGCTTGCGCTTCTACATCTGGAGTACGCGCACCTATGATCTCTGTTTTTACTGGCCCTCTAGCGGGGAGTAGCTCTTTGAAGGCTTGGGCTTGGAACTGCGTTGTGGCCTCGGCTAACAGCGGGTGCATTACTCCTGTTGACCCATCAAAAGGCTGAGATCTGGTTTCTTCAAACCGCATTCCCAAGTACTTCAACCCATCAACGTAGGTCTTCTCCCAATCAGAACGCGACTCCCTATCGGCTTGGATTGAGCTTAGTATTGAGCTAGACAGCTTGCCCAGTTCAAATGCGTCAAGCTCTTCCACTAAGTTGTCATCAAATGCAAGGCCGGAAGCTGGCTGTTCTGCATCTATTTCTTCATCGACAAACAGAGCTTCTTCTGTGACTAGAATTTGAGCGGCTTCACGAATCTGATCTTCGCGTGTGGGCTCTGGAATGATTTCAATGATATTCCCGGTGTCTACAACGTTGGGATCGTCCTCTGTCCCTAAAGGTTTTTTCTCTATTGCCATCAGTAGTACACCTGTCTGTTTCGTTTCAACGGCTCAAGCGTATCGTTATAATCGTCAGCTAGAGCTAGAAACCCTCCTTGACGGAATCGCATAAGAGCCATGGTTGCGCTGTCGCAATAGTCATCGTGATCGCCATAAGGGAACGCAGCCATTTCTTCAACGACTTCTTCGCTGAAATCAGTGTCTGGAGCCCAGACCATTCCTGATTCAAAAATTGGGGCTACGCTATTCATCCGCGCAATCTTATCTTGACCTCGACTTGGTGTATAGGCAGTTACAGGTATGCCCATACGCCGCAATTCTTGTGTCAATGGTGTGCCGGATGCTTTTGCCTCTATCAATACGCAGTCCGGTTCCCAATACTTGTATTCTTCCCAACTTAATTTTTTGAGCTCTGGGAAGTCCAAACGCACCCTTTTGGCATCTAGCAGAATGATGTTTTCTACGCCATCAGCCTCGTTCGTGAAGACCGCCCAAGTCGTTATGGCAGAATAGTCGGCGGTTTCTTTCTTGCTAAAAGCTGTGTCGTAGCTCTGAATAACGTAGGAATATGCGGGTACGTCGCCTTCCCACTTGCCCCACCATTCGCGTTTGACTATTGAGCCTTCCTCCGCTGTCGGATCTTGCATCCACTGGGAGTTCCACTTGCTGATGGGTAGAGCGTCTTTGACGCCTAAAAGTTCTTCTTTGCTCCAAAACTCTGGCCAAAGCGGCTCATCAGACTCAGGCATGATCGCTGGGAACTCAACAAGATCCCACTTGTCAGAAAAATCTCCGTCTTGTTTTTTCAAAACGCGGCCAACCAAATCTTTGGTACTCCAGCGCGTCATTACGATGACGATGATGCCTCCGGGCTGCAAACGCTGTCGCGGCCCTGACGTATACCAATCATAAATGGAGTCCATCGCTGTCGGAGAAAGCGCGTCTTGCTCAGATACCGGATCATCAATGATTAGCAAGTCGGCACCGCGTCCAGTGATCGCACCACCAACACCAGAGTAAAAAGATTCACCGCCTTGATTGGTAGTCCATCGACCAGCAGATTTATTGTCCGCCTCTAGCTTCAGCTTTGGGAATACCGATTGGTACTCTTCAGAGTCGATAATGTTTCGCACTCTGCGTCCGAATCGAACGGCCAGTTCTGCGGTGTGAGTGCTTTGTATGATTTTAAGATTGCCACGAAGGCCCATCATCCACGCTGGGAAATAGGTTGAGGCAAACTCAGATTTAGTGTGTCGGGGAGGCAAACACACGATCAACCGTTTAAGTTTGCCTTCAGCAATCTTATTAAATTTCTCACCAATTATCTTGTGATGACGGCCTTCGATAAAATCTGGCCATTGGCTTTTCACAAAAGTGATAAAGTCCGATTGGCAGGATTCTTGCTTTTCTAATTGGTTGTACTTATTGAGAAGCGCAATCGCCTCATTCTTATCTTGATCCGATAAAAGATCAAAATCTTTGAGGGCGTGTTCAGACATAACTGCCTTTACGAATCATTTGGGTGACTGTGTATGCGCGTCTACCGACTTGTTCGCTCCAGCGCGAATCCATGAATTCGTTGGCGGCTTTTTCGTAGTCTTCGTCAGCCATAGCCTTCAACGCCTTTTTGAACTTTCTTAGGCGTGTTGCACCAAGATTGAATGAAATGTCTATCATGGCGTCCTGGCGCGCTGGTACAAGATCATCAAACCACTCGTATTCATCACCTAACTCCACCCGAACGCGGTCAATATCGTTTTTCAAGAGATATTCTATTTCGTCTTGGCTTAGGCCTAATCCGTCCACTGGATCTACGTTGCGGCCGACGCCAATTGTGATCTTATTCGCGCTGCATTGGTAAGCGTGAGTCTCCACACCTTCGTGCATTTTTAGCATATTGATAAGTCTGTCGGACATTTACTTCTCCCTGCTGACGCCTCTAGTCTTCTCATAGCTTCTCATAGCGCCTAAACCGAGCATCCCAGTCATAGTGGTCATCAATAACGATGGGTCTATTTCTGGAACCTCTACCCAAATGCCAGCGATGGGTGCGACCAATACATGGTACAAAAGACCCAGACTACAGCACCAACCGATTGAGGGACGCCACCCGGCAACGAACAGCGACTTGTGTGCAGCCTCTACTTTGTTGATCTCCATTTGACCCTTGGCAAGTTCAGCGGCATGGCGCTCCGCAAGAGTGCTTAACTCAAAGGCGATTCGGTTCTTTTCGTCTTTGTCTTCAATAACTTTGTCGAGCAAAGAGGTAGCTGGGCCTATAAGAGATCCGAGTATGCTCATCAAGCCACCTTAAACAGAAAGTTGAAGCAGCGGGGGCATAGTGTTGTGGCTCCGTAGTGTACGAAGTGCATTACATGACCTTTCTTTTTGCACCGAGAGCAACGTAGCTCCGTCCTTTTCTCATCACTCA